GACTTGTATTTGCCCAAAACTGTTTATTCTAACATTTCCATTATTCCCTTGCACTCTTACAGGGAAATTATCATTGGCTCCGTCAATATGTAAGAAATGTTCCGGTGCAGATGTCCCAATGCCCACCTTCCCGTCCGAAAGTATTCTCATATGCTCAGTTGAAACAGTGTCGTCATTTTCATTGATAGCAGCAGTCCCAAATGTCAAGTCGGCTCCCTTATCATTTGTTCCGTGTGCTTCTGCCGCTAATGCAGCAATATAAGCAGAGGATTCTAAAACCGATGAAGGAACATTTCCATCTGTGGAATCAAAACCTATTCCTCCTAGTAAATCAGTGTCGGAAGTTGAAGTATCTTCTCTCACAATCATAATGCCGTTATTTCCGTCAGCACCTGTATGGCTAACTTGAAGTTTGTTCTTTGGAGAAGAAGTGCCAATACCAATATTACCATCATCGTCTATTCTCATTCTTTCTGTTTCGGAACCATCACCTGTTAAGAATCGTATTCCATGTCTTGAATCACTAGCAATATCCATACCGATAAAAGCAGAACTACTTGTCCTTTCAAGAGTAATTCTTCCTGTTTGGTCATCTGTGGAGTTTGGAGAAATTAAGGAAATGCCCGTCCTGCCAATACTACTACCAACATCTTTTGAAATGACTAATTCCGCATCATTTTTATCAGTGCTTGAAATATTTACTCTCCCGCTCCCGTTCGGGATTAGATTAATATGCCCATTTGAAACGGTTGCTGTAATGTCTAAACTATCCGCATCTCCTGTAATTTTACCGGATTCGGTATAACCACCACTATTATATCCTACGCTTAAAGAATTTTCTAATTTATGAACAGTTAAAAATTGCACACTGCAAGGATTAACACCAGTATGTGTAATAACAGCAATAATTGTATCTCCTGAAGTAATATCTGGAACCTTATCAATTGCAGATGGGTTTCTCAAAACAACCGTAGGAGTGCCGCCACTTGGAGCAACAAGAAGATGATAACCATTCGTATAGGATGAAGAAAGAGTTAATGATGCCCCCGAAACAGAAACAAATTCCCCGTCTCTAAAGATTTTTCCTGCGGCAACTGTTAAAGCCGTAGCACTTGTGCTAGAAATATCAAAACCATCTATAGCATAATTTTGTCCCATTCCATCAGAAAGGGCCTTAATAATCCCGCTATGTGGAAAATCCACACCATCTTCGATTTGATTGGCTGTGCCAGTTGTGCTTTGTCCGTATGTGTCTGGATTATTTGCGCTTCCCATATTATTCAACCTCCAACAAAATAAACAGTTCTAATGTTTCTGTTGTGGAAAATGGACCAACTCCTTGAAAGTTGGTTCTATATACTAAATCGCTCCCGTTAAATAAACCAACTTCACGAATGACTTGACCTTGAATCGCACTACCCGCCACTGATACTTTGACCTCAAGCACATTTACACTTGATTTTGTTTTAACAATGGTAGGAACAACACTCAAAGGAACATCTAAATCAGTAGCGGTTGGGCTTGTAGCGTTTCCTCCAAGGCCTATTTTTGCACTATCAAAGAGAGCATCCTTGATGTGCGTTGCGATTTGACTTTTCAATTCATCAGTTATCATGCTAAATCCTTCTCCACTAGGTCTGTAATTGTAATTGTTCCTCCGCCAAATCCTATGGTTGTGCTGAATCCAAGCGGGACGGTGAAGCCGAGGACCGGCCCTGATGCACTTCTCTTTCTAACCAACAATTTAATTTCTTTGGTGTCTATCGTATCAAGGAAATTAAAGGAAACTTCCTGTGCGCTTAGGTCGCTGCTTCTCAATGCCGCCTTTGTTTGCTTGCTGGAAATTAACAACTCAGAGAACACATCGGACAAGTCCTTGCTATATCGGCCAAGTTGAAGTTTGATAAAACCAGCCAATTGGTGTTCCATTTCCAAAACAATGTATTCGTTCATTTCGATGTTTTCTCTAGGAATAGATACATTCACAATATCCCCAACCCTTACTTGAGCAATACCCTTGCTATGTAAAGTGAATGATAATTTTTGGTTGAGGCGAGAATGTATTAACAAAAGTTTAGTAGCCCTCTTATCCACTTCTTCTTGGGTTAGTAGGGTATTATCTACAACTTCTAAGGTTTTTCTTCCTCTCTTTTGAATTGAACGAAGGTCTTTACGAACCGCTTTGTGGGCATTACCATAAACATTAATTTCATTAAAGAAGTCAAAGAGAGTGGAGACTTTATCAAAGTCAGTAATAAAAAATTCATCACTATCATCAATTGTGATGTTTGTTCTTAGTGAATCTTCATCTTCGGGAATAATCTTAAATACACCATTTTCTTCAACAAGTTTCATGTCTTTTCTATCAAGAATATACCTTATAGCAGAGTATAAATCCACCCCTTGATAGTTTGGTGCTAAATACATAGGAGTATCTGTTGAAGTGGTTGTAAATTCAATTCCTTCTTGTTCAAGTAATTCATTGATTAAATCTTCACCTTCAAGACCAATACTTACGGTTGAACCAATACAGGCTCTTGTTGGGTCAATTTTTAATTCCTCATTTGATGAAACCGCAAAAGTTTCCGAAACAGAAACAACTCCTTTAGCATCAAATATTTCATTTAATACTATTGAATGTAAGTTATCTGTTGTTTTCTGTGAAGTCGTTTGTATTCTCTTTGAACTCTCACCATCTGTATAGTATAAAGAGTATTCTCCCTCTGGTAAAATATCAAGAAATTCAGCACTATCTTCAATTACGATGCCCGTATCATCGGATTGTTTGTCTAAATCAATGGAAACAAACATAGATAAAACTCCCTCATCTTGATAAGAATTGTTTCCCGATTTATCCTTTCCTTCCTTATAGAAATAACTTTCTTTTTCATCTAAATATACTTCATTTTTATTTGCTTTTTTAGTATATTCAGATTTTAAGGTATTAAGGTGTAATTCTTTAGGCATAAAATCATAAAAGCAGGTTTCGTTAGGTTGAAGTATTCTATATGCTCCTGCGGCTAAAGCCCCATTTGTGATTAAATGATGCTCGTTAATATTACCATTATTGACCTCATGCGAGACTACATGAGTTATTTGTGAGACTCTTACCTCTTGCATACTCGTTGCTAAATCTTTTGTTCCAGTAGAAACAGAGGTTCCAACAATATCTGTTCCTGCTTCGGGAACAAGATAGCATCCAGTTAAATCAATAAACTTTAAGAAACAATTATGTTTATCGCTAGTTGCTACATCAATAACATTTTTGTGCAAATTCCCATTAGAAGAGGTAATTGTTCCTGTTGTAAAATTTGCTGGAGCGGTCGTTTGTAAAAATAGCCGTGGCTTAAAAACCATCATCGCTCCATCGGCACTATATGGGCGAGAACTTCCATATGAAGCACTAGTATCACTTGGATAATCAAACCCTTTAAAACTCTTATCGCTTTGTAAAATGATATGTTCATCCGTATTAACAGTAATTTCTCCAACGCCCTTCAAAACTTGCGTTGTATTTCCCACTTCTACTTTATGTAGTCCACCATTCTCAATACTGAATCTATCTAAAGCAACACCAATCAAACCATTATATGCTTTACCGTGAACATTTGAAAAATAATGTCCTAATGGTCTTATTGGAAAGGTATCTGCTGATGCAGATAGTGTTGAATAATTTCCAGATTCAAATGCAATAGGCAAAACAATTTCTGTATTTGATGGAATAGAGAGCGGAGTCGCCCCCGAACCCGTATCATTTGCTTTTGCAGCAGCATCTCCAGTATCTGAGCCATAATTGCTTGCTTGGGGGATAATGCAACATTTGAGTGGGTGGAATTTAAATCTATCCATTTGATAAAAAGAATCTTTTTGATTTCTTCCTTTTAAGTTTGTTCCTGTTAATCCAGTTATTACAATAGCATTTGAAGCAGCAGAACCATTATTGGTCAATATTCCAGCAGAAGTAAGTGTGTGGGCTGTTCCTGTTGATGTTCCGTCCTTTTCTCCAATAAATTGACCTTTTTCATCAAAAATAAGAGTCCCAGTATTAACGGTCTCTGAGGTTTTTAAAGTAAGAGTAGTTCCAGAAATATTATCAATTTCTGCTATTGCTGTAATTGAAGAACCCGTCAAACTTAAAACGCTAGCAAGACTTTCAGGAACTCTCTTAAGAATTTCTTTTTCAGGATTTACCGGATTAAAAAGAAAATCTACACATAGTTCTGTAAGCCTCATCAACCCAAATCTCTTGAGTTTAGATAAATCAGTTTCGCTAGAAAATGAAAGGGTTTGGAATTTTTCATCTTTTAATAATTGTCTTTCTCCTGACTCTAATGCGGAATCGCCTACATTTTTATTATCAATCAAAAATAAATTATAGTTATCTAAGGTTTTAGACATACTTCCGCCTATTGAATGCAACAAACTATCTTCTCTTAAACTACTATAAGGTAAAATATCACTATTTACATACAAAAATAATCTAGCGGCTGATTCATCTATATGAATATATCTAGCATATTTTTCTAAAAGACCAAAACCAAGACCGTAGTAGAAATTGACTGATTCATTAGCACTAGTAAATATTCTTGTATTATTTAAATTAGAACCAAATGGACTATGATAGCCTCTTTCGTCTGGCGGTAAGACCCTATAAGAAGTATCTGTCTTATTAGCACTATTTATATTAGATGAGCCCGTATTTGGTTTAAATCTATAAGCACTAACATAAGTATTTAATTGAGACTTTCTAGGATAAAAACTAGGAAACCGAGAGTTAGATTTTTTAATAAGAGGATTATTTAATGTAAAATTACCGAAACCAATTTCTCTAGTTTTATAGTATGGTTGTCCAAAACGGCTAGTATTATCTCCTGCAACAGTTGTGCTTTCTACATTTAATGGAACTGCGCCACTAACCCGCATTGTGGGATGAGGACGGACTAAAATTTTTCCTCCCCATAAATGAGAACCATTAACTAACAGTAAATCACTAACGGGTTTATCAATTTTATATATTGTTTCGCTTGTAGAAAAATTATGTAAAGTCCTATCTAAGAAAACTCTAACTAATGCAGAAGAGGTAGTCTTAACTAATTTATCAAAGACTAAGCCAACGAATGTTTTATTTGCACCAACAAACAAAGCATCTCCTATTTCTAAAGTATAGGCGTTTGCATTAGCAATGTCAAAAAAGGTATCATTTGTAGCACTATCAACAGCACTTACTGTTCCTACTTCTGTAAATGTAAAATCACTGGTATCTGTAAAATAATTTGTTTTTCTACCCAAAGTAATAGGAATATATGGAGCCAATTCAATTTCTGTAATGTTGTCTTTCTTTGAAGTAGAAACCACCTCAAAGTCAATTAAAGTATTTACAGTATCAAAGGTTGATTCTCCTGCACTTCCGTGTTCATCCTTTAATTTTGATTGTAAAGCGAAGTCGTTTGAAATAGATGACGGTTTATGAATTGCATATCCAATTGCGCCAGAATTTGTATTTGCACTAGTTGAAACTAGAGAATCGCTTTCAACACCGCTTGACATTGTAATTTTATTTCCTGATGTAAAAATCAATCCCTTATTGGCGGCTCCTGTAAGAGAAGAAGGTTTGTTTGTAGCCAAATGAGAGGAACCAAGGGCTTTTGATAAAATATAATTTTTTTCTTTATCCATATAAATTGCTTCGGAATTAAGTTGTGTCATAGCAGGAGTAATTGTAAATTGTGCCCCAATGGGTTGTCCTCCGATAATATGCCTCCCAATGCTTTCAACTTGACCAATATAACCATTAACTGAAAACAACTTTGTTCCTACAACAGGGTAATTATCAAAATTAGCACCATCAAGAGGAGAAGCCAAAAGCCCATCATTAATATTGCTATCAATCGTCGTTGCCCCCAAAGGAAGAGTGTATGTGCTACCTGACTTTATGTTGGCGACTTTGTTGTATGGGCTATTACTAGAATAAATAATATCTTCGCTAAACAAAGTGTTTAAATTTACAACTGGGGAAAGCAATTTGTTAAACCTGTCTCTGCCCTGAATTTCCATAATAGTTTGCCCATCCTCCTTTTTACTTTGGATATTTTCAATTTCACCATTAAATCTTTCAATGTGTAGTCGGTATTCCCCTTGAGCAAAACTTAGAGGATTAGTGTTATAAGAATCATCAGAAAAAGAGAGAGTAATCATTCTTTTTGTAGCATCGCAAGCAGTAATAGTGGCAAACCTTTCATTATGATTTAAAGAGGTGAATGACAGATACATTTTGCTAAACCTACCATTAAGTAGTGAGGTGTCAAGCATAAGTGTCCCGTCTGTGGCGTTATATGCTCGCCTGTGGAGCGTTGCACCACTTGAGGGGGTGATTGATTGTGCGGTAAATTCCCCTTCGTTCTCGGTTCTTGTATAGGGGTTTGTGCTGTTTTCAAAGGTAAGAGTTTGCGTTGTTCCCGATAGTGAACCGATAGTTTTTATAATTAAAATATTATCATCAATTTTGACTTCATCACCTGTGTTCAAGACTGTTCCCAAATCATACTCAGTATTGAATGAAAATACTGTAGCAGAGGCAGATGAATCATATGTTGCTCTTAATGCAAAGAAATCATTCATGTCGCCAGTATGAATAGTGTGTCGCACACGGTAGGAGTCAAACTCTTTTACCTTTCTTGGCATAATTCTGCCATTATCAATAACTGATGTTTCTGCAAAACCACCTTTTCCGTCAATAGATTCTGTATTTGTGTGGTCATAAACATTGTAAAGTAGGTTGGCTTTTGTAGGAGAAAAATCATAACTTAAGTATCTTAAAGGACCGGTAAATGTTGGAGTAGAGATAACATCGTCTGCGATTCTTCTTGCGTTAAAATGGCTTTGTTGATAATTCGTATCGTCCACCGTTAGACTTGTGCCTTCATTAGAAGTGGTGCTTGTGCCTTGACCAACATCTAAGTCTCTTAACTTATCAGTCAATTTTATTTTATAGGAGAACCTGCTGTAATCTATAACAGACTTACCAAAGTCTTGCATGGTTGTAAAAACTTTGCAGTTATCTGCATTTGATAGCGTATAACTGTTAGCCGTCCCGCTTTCCCTTATAGCATAGAATTTATGATTATGGTTTAATTCATTAGGTTTATCCGTTTTATATCGGCTATTATTTATTGTCGGGAAATAAAATAGTGGCCTTGCTACAGACATTCTTCTCCATAATTCTCCTTCAAAGTCGTTCAAAGATTCGCCTAAATCATTATCTTGAAGCATACCCATTGATATAGCAATAACATTATCATTTTTAGTCATTTCAAAAATAATAAATTTAGTGTCCTTTGGTATTTCATTTCCTAATTTTGGCTCAAACTCAAAAGCATCCCCATATTCGTCCTCTGTCAAAACTTCTGTGATTTTAGCAAAATGGTGCTGGTATGGTGTATCTGAATATAATAGAACAAAATAATCATTATCTGTTAAGTTTGTAGCGGTGGGGTTAAATCTAATTCCTGTCGTAGTCAATGAATCATAGCATTTAATTCTAAATCCTTTCGTGGTGTTTAAGTTTGAGTATTCTGTAATTGTTCCGCCCCAACCGCTAATTACAACAGAGGTGTCTTGTTCTGTAATTGCAGTATAAATTCTATTTCCATCAACTGGACTAATATCAATCAAATATGGGTTAGTGGGGGCATTGAAGATATTACCATCTTTTATGTTTAGTGCCATTAATCATCCACCTCCTCAAATCGCAAATATAAAACAGTGTCATTTAAATTAGGCATTAAGTTATTCACGGCATCAAACTCTCTTTTATTGATATTCATAATGCTCAACTCATGGAGTTCCCCCATGAATTGATTATTAGTAGTTGCCGAATTAGCCCCCGTTGCTCCTCCACCGTTAGCCCCAATGTAAAAATCTTCTGCGGCCATAGTGAAGGAATCTGTTTGTGTGTGAGTCCCAGTCTTAACTAAACGACCATTAAAAAACAAATTAGCAACTTTATTTTGATTATCCCAAGAACAGGCAATATGATAAGTATTGTTGATATAACTAGGTTCTTGAATATGCTTTATGTATATTTTATCCCCATTATTTATTGTAATGGGAGACGGAGCCGCCAAAGTGATGGCACTGCTGGTAAAAGTTTGTATAGTGCCTATTGATAAAAATTCTATTCCTTGCCTAACAAATAACTCAGCACCCTCAAATAATGTGGAGGTTCCAATTGCGTAATTGACAGTCGCTCCAGAAGAACCAGCAGTAGCAGTTGAATTAAGCCTATATTTTAATTTACCATTTTCATCAAACCCTTCTAAGTTGCTAGTGCTGATATAATCATATTGACTCCCTTCGTTCGGCAGAATAACTACATCGCTTGTAAAATACTCCATAGAAGCAGAGCCTAACTTAATCCCTACCTTAATCTTATATCTCGCAGGGTTGTTTTCATTATGGAGAGTTTCATTTACTAAACTTACTTGGAAATTAGTGCTATGAAAAATTCTCATTTCGTGATTTTTGCGATTTGCTCTTGGTAAATACACCTCGCTTTGGTGATTATTCTGCGTCCCTGCGGTGTAAATGGATTCTTCTAAGGCGGGCATTATTTTTTTGCTGCTTGAAACAATGCCAATACCGTCGCTGTGGCTCACCTTTGAAAGGCTCCCACTGGTGGGTATAAATAAATCGCCTCCTGTGCTATGCGTCCCATAACCGTTGATTTCATAAGGAGTTAAGACACACTCAAAAGTAAAGTTGTCGTCTAAATCCCAAAGACCGTAAGTGATGCCTGTTCCTGTTGAGGCCACATTATCGGTATAATCTATTGTTAAAAAACCATTACACATAATCGGAAAAACAAGAGACCTTTGTTTCCCTGTAAAAATAGAATATGACATAATAAAACCTCATGGTAAAACATTGGCGACAACAAATTCCATATTGAAAGAAACCTCCACTGTTTCTGCATTTAATTCAAAACCAAAACTCTGAATAAAACCTGCAAGGCCAGTGGAGGTGTCGGAGGTCGGAAAGGCCTTCGATAACGCTACAAATTTATTATCTTTTTCTAAAGAGGCTCCTCTGGACCTAAATGTAAAAGGAATCTGTGCAGTTAATGTTCCGTTTGATAAAGAAGAAGCAGAGGGATTGCTTGGGTTGTCTGCTTGTTTTCCTCTATCCACATAACTTTCATTAACCTTTGAATCAATTAATATCACTAATTCATTAATTGCTTGATACCTTGCTGCCCCCGTTGAATCAACACCCGATGCAATAAGTTGAGCAACTTCTTGAGGTGTAAATGTAAGAGAACCAGAGGTATGGCTTCTTTCTAAAGTAGTCTCTAAAATAATACCTGTCAAAGAAATTCTTTTGTTTGACATTCCCAAATCTAAGGCAACTGTTGCAGACTCGCCAGTGGCTAAACCGCTTAGAGGAACGGGTAAATTCGGAATTGCTTTATCTACACTTATTGATATTGATTGCACTTTTAAAGGGATAATATCAACACTTGTGCTAGTGCCTTTATGTTGTTGCAATTTAAGATAAACGAACTCTCCGCCAACTAATGTCATGTTATCACCTCAATGTGCTAGAAGATGTGCTTCTGTTAATTTTTGAATTAATCATTCTGCCGATTTCATCTGCCATTCTTCGCATCTCTGCCTTTGAAGAATCCTTAGCATTGACTGTAATGTTGAAGTTATTGACTGTGCCACCCATTCTTCTTGATTCAGCATTTGAGTGAACTCTTGCACCTCTTGGTAAATTAACCAATTCTGGGCCTCTTTCACCAACAACAGTTAATCCACCTTTAGCAACACCGCCGCTTGCCATGAAAGGAATTTTTTCTCTTAAGAATTTAGCCAGCGCAATTATGCCACCAATAATAGCCGCACCGATAATAGCGGGCCAACCAACAAACAAAATCGCTAGAATCGCAATGACTTTAGCAATAGATTTTAATTTCTGTTGCCAATCACCGTTCCAAAGATTTGTTCCCCACGCTATAATTCTCTCACCGAAGTTGCCAATAAATGCACCAAGGCCGACCAAAGCAACAGCCCCAACAGCCATAAGTGTTTTGAAAGCCGCACCTAAAAGTCCCCAAGCAATACCCCAAATACCTTCAAAAACCTGTAATAAATCCCCGTCTTTAAAACCATTGTAAATATCCATAAAACCATCATAAATTGCCATAAAACTATTCATCATTGATGCTTTAAATGCTGGAAGTGTCTTTTTAACCAATTCACTAATTGCCCCAAATGCGTTCATTATAGGTTTTCTAAAGAAGTAAAGAAGCACAAATAGTAAAGTAGCGTAAATCATTATGCTAAACATGAACTTGATTCCAAGACCAACAAAACGCATAATTTTCTTTCCAAAATCCTTTGAGAAAATCTTTCTGAAAATTAGTCCTGACTTTTCTAAAAAGTTTTTCATGCCACTAAAGATTTTAATCATAGGGCTGTTCTGTATTCCTAGTGCAAT